TCATTTCCCAGCCCCCGCTGCTGGACATTGCCAATCTCAACATCACCCACTACCAACGCCAAGCCGACCTCATCCACGCCCTCCACATCGCCGCCATGCCCACCCTCGTCTTAGAGGGCTGGGACGACACCACCGGCAGCGCCACCATGGGCGTCAACTACGCCATCGCCATGCAACCCGGCAACAAGGCGTACTACGTCCAAGCCGACGCCACCAGCTTCGACGCCCAAATGGCCGAGCTGGAATCCTTGGCATCCCAAATGTCCACATTGGGCGTCACCAAACTCTTCGGCCAAAAATTCGTCGCCGAGTCCGCCGAGGCCAAACGCATCGACCAAGCCCAATCCAACAGCGTCCTCTCCATCATCAGCCAAGAACTGGAGAGCGCCCTCAACCAAGCCTTCGCCTTCGCCGCCGAATACGTCGGCATGGAACCCCCCGAAATCACCATTGACCGCGACTTCGACTACTACCGCCTCATCGGCCAAGACGTCGCCGTCCTCAGCCAACTCAACGAAGCCGGCAAAATCAGCGACGCCATGCTGCTGGAAATCCTCCGCCGCGGCGAAGTCCTCCCCGACAACATCAACATCGAAGATGAGGCTGAAGAGGCCCGCAGCGATATGGAAGCCCCCGAACTCATCGAGGAAGCCGAAAACACCGGCGAAGACGACATGAACGAACGCGCCGATATGACCCCCGACCGCGTGGATCGCCTCATCGACCTGCTGTCCCGCTGATGGCCACCGCAACCGAGCAACTCACACTCGCCCAAGTCACCGCCCTAGTCCGCCTAACCCAGCGGGTCGACTACCTCAACACGATCCATGCCGGCGAAGGCCCTCCCCTCGATTCCCTAGGCACCCCCGGCGACTGGTATGTCGACACCGACACCTTCGCCCTCTACGGCCCCAAGTCTTCCACCTGGGGTCTTGGCATTGAACTAGCCACCCGCACCCAAGTCAGTGCCCTCGCTGTCGGCCAAACCGTCCCAGGGCCCCCCGGTGATCCCGGCCCTCAAGGTCCCGCCGGCCCCCAAGGACCCCAGGGCGAACAAGGCATCCAAGGCGCCGCAGGTCCAGCTGGCACAACCGGCGCGACTGGCCTTACCGGCCCCCAAGGCGCAACAGGTCCAACTGGAGCAACAGGTCCTGCTGGCCCCCAAGGCCCTCAAGGCGAGCAAGGAATCCAAGGCGAACAGGGTATCCAGGGCGAAACCGGACCTCAAGGCGCCCAAGGCCCCCAAGGCGAAACAGGCCCAACCGGCCCCCAAGGCACCGCAGGAACCGCCGCAACCATAACCATCGGCGCCGTCACCACAGGCTCTGCTGGTACATCTGTAGTCGTAACCAACACCGGCACTTCCTCGGCCGCCATCCTCAACTTCACAATCCCCCGGGGCGATCAAGGAGACCCAGCCTCCACTGACGACGGTACTTATTAACTCTTCTCTTGTAAACTAAGCATGTCCCTGTAAAGACAACACCTGTGTCCGACGAAAAAACCGCAACAGCGACTCCCGTGGAGCCTGTTGCCCCTCAGCCCGTGGCTGAAAACCCGGACCTCAGCTCCCAAATCGAGGCCCTTCGAGCCAAAAACCAGGAGCTTATCGCCGAGCGCCGCAAGGACCGCGAAAACCGCGAAACCCTCCAGGCCCAAATCGACGAACTCCGCACCGCCCAAGAAACCGCCAAAACCGCCAAACTCGCAGAATCCGGCGAATTCAAAACCCTTTGGGAAGAAGCCCAACAAACTGTCGCCGAGCTCAAACAACAACTCGCCGCAAAAGAATCCGAAGTCGACCAAATCCGCCAAGGATTCACACAAGAACAGGTCAAATCTGCCGCCATCGCCCAACTCTCCCAGGCTGGTGCGCTGGCGCCCGATCAGCTGTATCGTTTATTGCAGGAGAACCTTCGTGCCAAAGAAGGGCAGCCCGTGGCTGTCGTCGGCGGCGTCGAAGTTCCGGTTGGCGAATACATCGCCAACTTGAAAAACCCGGGCAGCGGTTACGAGCATCATTTTGCCGCCACGAACCGCGCCGGCATGGGTGTAGCAGGCAGTGCCCGCTCCACCGCCCTCCCCGGCCAATCCAACCCCTGGTCCAAGGAGTCCTGGAACATCACTCAGCAAATGATGATGCTCGCCAGCGACCCCGACAAAGCCAGGCTCCTCAAAGCCGAGGCAGGCATCAACTAGCCCCTGTGGGGCACCCTCCCCAACCCGACTCCACCGGAGCTAAACCATGTCTTCCTTTACCGGCAACTACGGGGGAACGTTCCTCTCGAACCTGGTTGCCCGCCCCGAATTCCTTCAGTACACCGCCGAGGGCATCTTCGAGCAATCGAAGTGGATCCAAAGCGGCATCGTGCAGCGCAACGCTGCCCTGGACGCCCGCAGCGGCGGCACCCGGGTCCGCGTGCCCTTCTTCGACCCCATCGCCCCCACCGAGACCCAAATCCTCAGCACCAACGGCTGGGGCGGCACCAGCGCCGGCTACCTCGTTCCCCAGAACGTGACCGCCGACGAGCAAATCATGACCATCCTGCACCGTGGCTTTGCCTACGCCGCAGATGATCTCAGCAAGCTCGGCTCGGGCGCCGACCCCCTGGCCCACGTCCGCAACCAGCTGACCGCCTCCATCAACAAGCTGAAGACCGCCACCCTGGCAGCCCAACTGCTGGGTCTGTTCGGCGGCATCAGCGGCGCCGGCGTCCTCGGCCCCAACCAGACCGACAAATCGTTCGCTGGTGTCCCCGGTTCCATGACCGAGGCCAACTTCCTGAACGTTGCCAACGTGGTTGCCGCCAAGGCCAAGCTGGGCGAGCGCAGCGACGAGCTGGACGCCATTGCCATGCACTCCAACGTGGCCCACTACCTCCAGCAGGTTGGGATGCTGACCTTCAGCACCTCGGCCCTGTCCACCGGTGGTTCCATCACCTGGGGTGGCGGTGGTGTTGGCATCAGCCAACCCGAAGTTGCTTTCTTCGCTGGCCTGCGCGTCGTCATCGACGACCAGCTGACCAACCTGACCGGCGGCACTGCCACCCACGTGGTTAAGTACCCGGTCTACCTGTTCGCCTCGGGCGTCGTGTCCGAAGGCATCCAACAGGACCTGCGTCTGGCTGCCGACCGCAACATCCTCTCCATGCAGGATGTTCTGGCTGTGGACTACCACTACGGTTACCACATCACCGGCACCAAGTGGGCCGCCAACGGCGACAACCCCACCAACGCAGCCACCTCGGGCAACCTGGCCGCCACCGCCAGCTGGAACCTGGTCTTCGCTACCACCAAAATGGTTCCTGTCTGCCGCCTGCTGGTCAACACCCCCTTCGACACCACCGCCTACTCCTGATCCCAGGTGTAGACATCAAAAAGGCCCCCAACTCGGGGGCCTTTTCTTTGTGCTCATTCTCCTTCAATCCTCTTCTTTTCCTGTCTCTCGAACAATTCCACGGTGTCGATCGCCATCTTGTACGACTGCAAAAACACCTGGTTCAGCACGTCATAACTGACCTGCAACTTTGCCGAAATCTCCGGCACCGTCAGGCCATCTTCCTCGTGCAGTCTCCGGGCCTCCGGCACTACAACATCCAGAGTTCGAATCTCATCCCCAGGTAGGAACGACGAAACCTTATCCGTCTTGGCCTCTAGGCTGGCCTCGGCAGTTTTACGAGCGGGCATGGCAACAGTTCGCCTTTACATATCACAGGATAACCGCCTCTGGCACGAAGACGTCCCCCACGGAGCCCACTTAGAGCGCGTCGCCGACCTCGAAATGACTGGAGCAACCGTTTACCACGCCTCCATCTTGAGTCAACCCAAGAAACAAAGAAAACTCACAACCGAGGCTAGACTCAGACAAAGACTGTACTGACCGTGCCTGCCGCCATCGACGCAACCTTGTCTGGCGCCAACGCCAACTCGTATGTGACGCTCGCGGCTGCCAACGCCTACTTCGAGACGGTCCCCGACTCCTCCACCTGGACCAACAAGACCGACGACCAAAAGAACCGCTCCCTAATCTCCGCCACCCGCTGGATCGACGGCCTGAGCTTCTACGGCGACCGCTGCACCACCACGCAAGCCCTGAAGTGGCCCCGCGAGGACTACACGGTCGACGGCATCGACCTCGCCTGCACCCTGATCCCGGACCCGATTAAAACCGCCACCTACGAGCTGGCCCGGGCCCTCGCCAACGACACCGACGCCATCACCGGCACCACCGGCACTACAGGCATCTATGACGAAGTAGCCCTGGGCGACCTCAAAGTCAAGTACAACAAAACTTCACAAACAAGCGGCGTCATCAACAACGTCTTCGACGTCTACCCCTGGCTCCAGTCCTATCTCGGCCCCTACTGCATGGGCGGGGCCGCCAACTACGCCGTCCGCCTTTTCCGAGGATGACATGAGCCTCGTCGACACCACCTTCTCCACCATCCCGGCCTCCCTCCTATCCGACTGGGGCCAAAACCTCACCTACCTAAAGACAGGTTCCGATAGCTACAGCACCTCAACAGGAACCGTCACCAGCACCGACACCTCTGTCACAGTCCGGGCCCTCATCAGCCAGGCAAACCCCGAAGAGTTCGAGGGCTTTTATCAAACCAACGACCTAAAAATCACGATTGGAGCCGCCGAACTAGGCGACTACTACCCCAACGTCCGCGACCGCATCCAATACTCCGAAGCCGCCGTCACCAAAGTCGGCCGCATCATCAGCGTCAAAACCTACCGCGCCGAATCCCCCATCCTCCACATTCTCCTCGTGAGGCCTCAGTAATGGCAGTACGCAATCTCAAATACCTAATAACTGATGTAAAGGTTGCCACTGCAGAGGCAGCACAAAAGGCCTGTGTCAACATCATGAATAGCCTTGCTAAACGGGGGCCAGCGTGGACCGGTAAATTCTCGTCTGCCTGGTATGCCGTCCCTAAAGGCGGAAGTATGGGAGGTCCCAGAGGAGAAGGATCTATTTATTCATACGAACTGAGTGATGTACCAGTCACTGACTTGCATAACGGTGTCTTGTACACAATCCAGAACAGCATGTCTTATGCCGATCAGGCCCTTGATTTTACTTCGTTCGATCCCACCACTCCCTTACCGCCCAAAACTGTAAAATCCAAAATTACCTACGGTACTAGGCCGCCCTCAGGCGCTCGTGGAGAACTGAATAATGTGAATAGGGATAGAAGTAACCGCCGCACCGCACCGCTTGATTGGTATCCCACCTACGTGAGCGGTGGCGGCTTACAGAAAGATTTACGCTTTAGTGTCAGCAACGCGTTCAAGGTTTTCACACCTAAAGGATTCGGTAAATGAACTACCAATCAATCCGAGCCGCGCTTGAAGGCCCCCTAATCGCCACCTACAACGCCCTATCCCCGGCGGTCCCCGTCTACTTTGACAACGTCTTCAACTACGACACAGACGCCGTTGACGAATTCGTCCACGTCAACATCCAGTTCGGCCTAACCACAGAACCCACGCTGACCACCAGCAACGACTTCGTCCGCGGCGTCATCGTCGTCCGCATCCACACCCAAAAGGGCAAAGGCGCCTCCCGCAACCAAACCCTGGTCGATCGAGCCTTCACCGTATTCCAGACACTCAACAACACCGCAAAACCATCCACCGGCGTTTACGTCCGCGTTGGCTCGATCCAAGGCCCCTCGTTCAGCCCGGCTTTCGACGGCCAAGTACCAGATCAACAATCCCGCCGGGCCTTCATGCCATTTTTCTCCTCACGGATCGAAGCTCCTTTCCAAGCAACCGTGCTGTCGTAAACAACAACCACATACCGGCTAATCTATACAAAGCCGGGCAGTGCCCGCACTTCTTACCACTTAGGTACTCCCTATGGCCACCGTCCTTTCGGGCACCTCCGGCGCCCTCTACTACACCCCCGCTGGCACCAGCGTGACCACGCTTGCTGCTGGCGCCTTCCCCTCCACTGGCGCCAACATCACCGTTGGCACCTACCTGGGCTTCAAAGTCAACGACCCCGTGACTCTGGCCTACCCGGCCGGCGCCACCGTCACCAACGCTATCCCCGCTGGCGCTTACTTCGTTAAGACCTACGTTGCCAGCACCGGCATCATGACGGTCAGCTCCACTGCTGGTGGTGTCGCCGTGACCGCAACCGCCGCTCCCAGTGGCTTCGGCGCCAACTTTGCCAGCATCGTCTACACCGCCCCGGCGGTCGTCGGCTCTGTCCGCGACTGGAGCTTCGAGATCACCCGCGCCGAGATCGACGTCACCACCATCGGCCAAGAAGTCGGCCAGTACACCCCGTTCCGCACCTACATCCCCGGCTTCGCCGACGGCTCTGGTTCGGCCACTGTGTACACCACCGACGA